CAAACAATGCCTATTCCATCCCCAAACAGTTCATTGCAGAATTCGTCTGTGATTAGATCGTGGCGGCCTGCCTCTACCATCTCCACGATTTTAGGGTGGAATAGGCATTGTTTGTAGCTTGTGTTCCATGAGTACCACCCAGATCCAAAGCCAGGGGAATATAGTACCGCAACCTTACCATCTCTTACTACCTTATCCATATCCTTCAATCGTTAGTTTAAAAACCGGGGACACTCGCCCCCGGTCACCCCATTAACCTTCAAAATAACCGGGGGTGTGATCCCCGGGGTCCATTTAACGACGGACCAGAACGGCACGGAGTACGTGCGTTTGAGAGGCTTTCTGCGGCTATGATTATAATTCACAGCTGAGGTACCACGCGATCCGGAATTAAATTCCGTGTCACCGCCTCCCGTACTCCTGGTATCTCTTCAATGTTTGCCGCGTTCCAACGGCGTCGACGGGTCTAACGTCTTGCGGGGCTTATTAGGTCCGTGTCGGCGTGTCCCTATTTATCCCTCATTCGCAATCAAAGCCTCGCCCGAGATTTCCGACCTCAAGGGGCGCTGCGGATTTTGTCTTCAAAAAGCACTCGGCGGCGGCGACTGGAGTCGAACCAGCATATCTATTCTCAACCACTTTTGTCACCCCGCCGCCGGTGCAATTATGAATGGGCAACCGGACAAAAGTACCCGGCGTTCTCAAGACTGAGTAAAACATCACCGGCACCCATTCAATGCTTCGTGACGTCTGGCGGGCCAGTATGGGATTTGTTTCGTCCTCACTGGAATACTGGCGTAGACTTTTAACGCGTCTTAATCTTACCAGCCTCACCGCCTTCCGTCACTCGAATGGGAACGATCTCATCCCGATTTACCCGCCTTCGACCATCATAGACTGACCTTTTCCGGCTTTATGCGAGCGTCACCCATTCAATATTTCAAACCCAACCCAGACCCTCTAAAATCCGGGCCTGGGCTATGCTTTTTATCTCATTTCGTAATGTATGTTGCGATTCTTCGCCCCACTGCCTCGCTTATTATACTTTGGTTTGAAAACCGCGATCCATCTTTTTTCATAATGAAATGCTATATCAAGGTTTTTACATTTTATGGCTCGACAAGTATCAAATCGAAGTCCTTTTCTCCTATGTTCATTGGTCCTTCTAGGCACATCCATAGTGCACCCTATATAAACCACGGAACCTTTCAATTTGAGGAAATAAACCCAATGCCTCATATAAGCTCCCTTTCCAAGATCATCTCCGCAATGGCGTTCATCTTGCGATTCTCCTCCTCAGATCTGGCCTTAAGGGCCTTTAGAACACTCTTCTTTAATCTTAGGTTGAAGGGCTCCCTTCTATCCTCAGAAGTTGGCCGCCCTGCTTTTCGTTTAACCATGTAACAAAACAACTACATTTATTCTTAATTTACAATAGGCGTCGTAAAATAAATACAAGAAATATTTTACGTAATTACTTGCATACGAATATTATTCTACCGTACTTTGACTCAACAAAACGAAAACAATATGAAAACCTACATCACTTACTACCTCCGCCAGGATCTCAGCGCGCTCGTTGCGATCGCCGGCGTAATCGTCCTGATCTTATCGTTCACATTATGAACCAGATAAAAACGATCACGGTAATGGAGGCGATAATTTTAGCGCTGATCGTTTTCTCGCTGTCTTTTCTTGCATCATCACTTTACCACTTTAAAGACTTGTTATGATATACAAAAACTACACTATTCAAGAGACTACCGGCGGATGGATGATGCTGGGCAAGTACGAGTATTTCAAAGAAGGTTGCACGTGCCACTTTGCGGCGTCGATCGAGGACGCTAAGGACCAAATCGATGAACTGACCGCGAACGAGTTAATAAAATCGCTATGAAAAAATATACATTCCCACCTGACGCTGTATACGCACTGGGTAAGCGTAAGGAGCACGGAACTAAGGCTATAAGGGCCCTGGAAGAAGTGTTAAAGGATGCGTCTCTGTACGGATCTAATGCCGCTCTTATTACACAGATAAGCAAGATGATCGACGGACTTGCAGAGTATCGTGATAAACTAGATCAGCCATGAGCCTCTCCATGCTCTCCCCGACATACGAGCTTTCAGAGAAGCTTGACGCGCTTAACCTGTCGAGATCGTTCATCGCGTCGATTCTTTATGAGGCTTACGATAAAGACGATCAGGAGAATATTGAGGAGTTCAGCGCGAAGCTGGAAGCGGTAGACAAAGAGATAAACGAACTAACCGAAAAAGCATTATGAACCATAAATATGGATCTTACAGAATTGTCGCTGATATAAAAGGTATTGAGGATGATGTTCACACGGCCATCATTCGATACGAATACAACGAGATCGGAGGAGATAGCCAGAAAGACATTCTTTCTCTCTCCATTTATGTATGCTATCCTCATCTTGTTAAGAATATTGCTAACCTTTTTGAGCAGGTCAAAGACGCGATTAACAATATCGAGGGGACCGGAAATACTTGTTTTTTAACCGAAAACGTAACAATACTATGAGCACGAAAGCACACACACCGATAAACGAAATCCCGCAGTGGGTCCGTGACTACAACGCGAACAATTACCAATCTTCGGCGGGGAAGGCTGTGAAGATCAGCCTTGAGTCCGTCGATCAACTCAAAGCACAGAACCAGGAGCTCATCACGCGGCTGTACAACCTGGTGAACGCGCTGGACACTGATCTTACAGGAGTAGCATTGAGAATCCATGAAGCCCGCGAAACGCTTAAAAAGGTGATATAATGAAACTATTCAACGGACACGACTTGAAGACTGGCGACGCGGTGCGAGTGTCTTCAAAGCACGAAGCAACAAAGGACATGTTGATCACGCATGTATGCTCGCGTTTCATCCACATAGGCGGGAAGCTGTTCTGGAAGACGAGCGGAACCGGCGCGAACGCAGAGGCGGTAGGTTATAAACTTGAACGGGTTAAATGACACAACCTGTCAGGTATATTGTTTAAATTAGTATAAAAACAAATCATGGCAGAACAACAATCACAGGCCCTAACGACAAAGAACCTTTTCGCGAAAGATGAAGTCAGAGCGAAGTTTCAGGAAATGCTCGGCAAGAAAGCCACAGGATTTATGACGTCTGTGCTACAGATCGTGGCCTCCAACAAGCTACTTGCTACGGCAGATCCTCACTCAGTTTATCACTCAGCGGCTATTGCTGCCACACTGGATCTTCCGCTTAATCAGAACCTAGGATTCTCTTTCATTGTACCGTACAACGAGTCATATAGGGACGATCAGGGTAACTGGAAGAAGCAGCCAGTAGCCCAATTTCAAATGGGCTATAAGGGCTACGTGCAGCTCGCGCACCGATCCAGCTTATATAAGGCCATAAACGCAACAGACGTGCGTGAGGGGGAACTTTTGGAAGAGGATAGACTTACGGGTGACTGTGTATTCAAGTGGCTCCAGGATCGAAAGGAAAGGCTTGCAAGGCCAGTGGTCGGGTACGCATCTCACTTCGGCCTGGTAAATGGGTTTCAGAAAACCCGGTATATGACGTACGAGGAGATGTACGAGCACGCGAAGCGATATAGCCAGACGTTCAAGAACAACAAGGGGCGGTGGCAGGATGATTTCGACCCAATGGCATTAAAGACTGTGCTAAAGCTGAATCTTTCGAAGTACGGTCCAATGTCTGTTGATATGCAGAACGCCGTTGTTTACGATCAGGCTGTGATGAAAGGCGGCATCGATGATCCTATCGACATAACATATCCTGACAATGATCCTTCGGATCTTACGCCATCGATCACAGTCGAAGAAATTAAGGCATATCACGCGAGCAACTTCCCGGCGCTCAGTTCGGCAACCGACAAGAATGTCAAGCGTATTATTGAAAAATTGGAGGTTGAATCTTACGATAAGATCTACGCGCAGATGGTTAAAGAAGTCGAAGAAGAAAAAATAAAACAGCAATGACAGAAGAGCAAAAGGCCCGGCGATATGGTAATATAACCAGCTCGGAAATAGTAGCACTACTGAGCAAAAATAAAAAAGGTGATGGGTTCGGTGTTCCTGCAACGACCTACATAAAACAAACGAATATGGAGCGCCGCCTCGGGCGTTCGATTGATAACGAGGCTACGGCATGTGCGTTGAGCTGGGGGAAATGCTGCGAGATCGTGGCGCATGACAAGTTGCCTGCCGACTATACGTTCTGTGCAAAGACAACGCTTCAACACCCGTCGATAAGCTATTGGCTTGGGTCTCCAGACGTGACCGCATTAGATAACCAGGTCGTTGGGGATATAAAATGCCCCATAACGCTACAGGCATTTTGCGAGATGCTGGATGCAGGGACAAGTAACGCACCACTTGCTCCGTTAAAAAGAACGATAGAGGCATGTGTAGAGAATCACAAGAACGGTGAAAAGTACCGCGCTCAGATCATATCGAATGCTTGTATTACCGGTGCCACAAAGGGCCACCTGATCATATACGTGCCTTATCATAAGGATTTGGACCTGATCAGAAGACGCGCTGCTGCGCTCGATGCTGCCGGGGAGAAAGGATATTCATGGATCGTCTACGCGAGCGACGATGAACTACCATGGCTGCCTGACGATTGCCCGGAATACAACGACATTAACATTATCGAGTTCGATATATTGCCTGCCTGGAAACAGGAGCTAACCGATTGCGTGATAAAGGCTGGCGAGATGTTAATCGATTGGCCGAAACCTAAAAAACTACTATCATGAGCACACTCAACACACTTCTTTTCGCCTTCGCTTTACCGAAGCGCTTCAGCTTTACTGGCAGGATCTACCGCCGCGCTCATAGGGCTTACGCGTATCTCCTGAGCCTGAAGGGCCGTGAGATCAACATGAACGGGGCCAAGGCTTGCTTTTATATTTTCTTCTTCGCCGGCCCGGTGGTCTGGACAATCATCGCACTTCTAACCCTGCTGATACCATGAACGACTTTATTTCAAATTGCAAAAAAGATACGCGGGATCTGATGCTGACCGCCGGAGAGACTGTCGGATTAGACCTCAAGAACCCCATCGATTGTTCACAGATGATGGTCATGCAGGCATCTACCGAGACCATGCGAGAAAATGGGCATTATGGTGAAATATACCTTTTAAGGAAATCTGTCCTACACGCTTACGTTTATAACGATAAAGATGAGCGAGAAGAATTAACAGTAACCTTTGAATTGAAATCTCAACGAGCACCAAAATTAACGAAGCAATGAAGAGATACCAGTGCATTAAGACTTATCGCGGCATGAAGCCGGGAAGCCACGGCACATATATTGTGCCTTTGTTCAGACAAGGTCATATATATGAATGGGAAAATGTAAAAGATACAGACTTCATCGGTGTTATTGATGATTTTGGAACTACTCACATCGTTGATGAGGATCTAGGGTCCCACTTCCATGAGCTTGAAGACCTTCACGTAGATGAGATACAGACGGACTACACCGACTTCAATGTCGACGATCACGAGGAGGAGCAATACACCGATATGCTTCCTTCGGAGAAATCGCTCGGCAAGGGCTGCGCGATATGCGTCGCCGCGATATTGACAATAGTCATAACCTTACTTTCACTGCTATGACCGACGCGGAGATAAAAGCCTGTATAGCAATCGGAAACGGCCGGTATCTACCAGGGACTTGGGATAAGCGATTTGCTCGTAAAATGCAGGAACAAGCATTGCAATATCCTGAGAAAGAGCTATCGGAAGGACAGCGCGAGCAGATTCGGCGCATCATGCACAAGTACAGAAAATCAATAATTCAAGTGACTTTTTAAAAAGTAAAATGGATATACAACGATTAAAAGAACTGTCACATGAAGACAGGATCAGCGTCTTGCAAGGCGAGGCGCTGAAAATGGAGGAGCAGGTTTACGCCCGATTCCTGGAAGACGCGGAGATATCAGGACACAAGGATGATCTCGCGCAGACGTCGATAATGATCGCGGTTCTTGAAGACGAGCTCCGCGACATTAAGGCAACTTACAAGGACAAGCTCGAACCGCTGCGGCTTAATCTGAAAACCTCTCTGGAGGCGATCAAGACCCGCAGCGTGCAGGAGACCGGTATCGTTTACCTTGTGCCCGACTTCGACGAGAAGAAAGTCCACGTCGTCACCGGCAAAGGCGATGTACTCTACACAAGGCCTATGAAGCCGGAGGAACGCCAGTACACAACAACACACACCCTTAAAGCCGCAATATAAATGGCAAAGACAGAAAACGAAGATCAACAATTCAATTTCGGTACACCTGGAACGTATCGTATTTTAAAGGGCGATGCTGAACCTTTCGCGCCGGAAAAGTCAATCGACATTCAGGGAACGCTCGCGGCTCCTCTTCAGTTTCTATCCGGGCGCGGCACGGTTGACGACACAAAATGTCACCTTCTTATCGATAATGACAACGGATCGTTGACGCTTACGATAAACGACACGGCGCCTCACGCATGTCACAAGATCAAAGGCGCTTTAACCCGCGATGTTAACCTGGCGGCCTTTCAGATCAACACAGAGAAGCGATGGGGGGTGCGGGAGTTCACAAAGTTCTGTAAGATGGCGCGGTACTACTTTGCTGATGATTCGGAAGTAAACAACCTCATCAGCAGCCTACAAAAGTTCGAGGGCACGGTACAGAAGATCTACAAGGATCACAACGACAACACCGGCGACTCCCTCATTCACCTGGAGACGAAGGTCGAGGGCGTAAAGATGGAACGCAAGTTCAAGGTAAAGGTGCCCGTCTACAAAGGGTATGCCCCACAGGTGTTTACTGTCGAAATCGGATTCGACACGAAGAACACCGCTGTGGATCTATTCCTCGTGAGCGACGAACTATATTCCATGTTGCCCAAGCTCCGCGAGGAGATCATGGCCATGGAGCTCGCGAAGTTCGCCGAATACAATTTCGCCAGGGTGGTAATAAGCTGACCAAAATATGGCCTACAGATCATCGTAGGCCATATTTCTCAAACTGACAATCTCGCAGTCAATTTGCGAAAGTGCTTGACCGAACCGATAGAATAGGTATATTTGAATGCGCGGTAGAGGAGCTCGGTTGTCCTCGCCAGGCTCATAACCTGGAGATCGTTGGTTCAAATCCAGCTCGCGATACTACATATTATCCGCAATGATGCCAGTGGACGGGTTATCTTTGCGGGTAGGTTGGGTTTTCATAACCTCACTCGCCCGGTTGCACGTCCACGCTTCCGGGCTTTTTTTATTTCTAATGGCTAAGGATCCGAGATTTAATTTTTACGTCGACAACTGGATTGGTGGCTGTGAAGGGTTCACGCTTGAGCAGGAGGGTGCCTATCTGGCGCTATGCCTTATGCAGACAAAGATCGGCCGATTCACGAAAGAACAGGCTCTTGACAAGCTAATGCAGAAGACTCGCGGTAATACCGCGGTATGTACCAAACTGATCCACTTTTTGATACCGAAATTTGAAACGGATGGTACTTTTTTCTGGTCTGAGCGGATGGAGAAAGAATTGTCAAAAAGTAAAAATCACAGTTTAAAGCAAACTGAACGAATAAATAAGAGATGGGGTAATGATTCCGGTAATACCGCGGTATTACCTGATAATAGAAATGGAAGTGGTAATGGTATTAATATAAAAGAGTCTGACTTTTTTGATTCAAATGCCCAGGCTTACATGATCCTCTCCGGAAACTACCACGACACTGACGCGGCAAAAAAGGTGGTCGCAAATAACGGCTGGCCGGCAGTAAGTGACGCGGACGTGAAAGCCCTGATACATCACTTCATCGAGACCCAGGTGGACGTAAAGAAGCAGGAACGGGCTGATATCAGGTCCCACCTACGACGATGGCTGAATAAGCAGCCAGTTGATAAAATGCGCGAATGGTCAAAAAACATACTTGAAAACCATGCAAGACGAGGACAAAAACCGATACAAGGACAAAATGCTGAAATACCTGGAGCTACCAACGGTGTTCAGGACACGGGCTAATGACATCGACATCGACTCAAAGGTCGCGCTTCGAAAATGCCACGAGCTGGCTAAAAACCTATCCAGAGCCCGCCCAAAGACACCGGAAGAATTTGAGCGGGTGGAAGCCCTTAAGGCGCTGATCGTTGAAATGGCGGACCTTTCTGAGGCAATGGTGGGCTTTCTGATCTACATGGACGGATTCCTTCAGGATGTGATGAACGATGCGGCGGCACTTTGTGAAGGCGCCGACCTCCGCAACAAGCTTTTGGACCAGAGCGATACGATTTTGATTCTGATGGAAGAAACGAAAACGATAAGAAGCATTCAAGATGAGCGAAATAAGCGCAACCAGAATACGGGAAATACTCAACTCCCCGGCTGATCCCGGGCTAGAGTACATCGCCGACCCGCGGGAGTACGAGCGGAAGATCCTGCAAGGCGAGACAATGGACGTGGTCAAGTACGGCTTTGCCTTGGACACCTTTGCTCCTGCCAAATTGGGACAGCTTACGGTAATCGTGGGGCATACTAACGTGGGCAAGACTACGACTATCCTGTGGCTGCTGGCGAAGCTAACGAGGCAAGGAAAGAAACTCCTGATCTACTCCGCCGAGAACCGAATATCAACGCTCCACAAGCAATACGCCAGGTTCTACACAGAAAACGAGCGGGCGACCCCTGAAGGCCTTGCCGCGTGCCGGGAAAGCGTCCGGTACATAAAGCATGAGAAGCATTTCAGCTACAAGGAAATGCTCGTGCAGGCCACGTATTTGCTCGACGCGGGGTTCGACTTTGACTTCTTCCTGATCGATCCGTACAACTCGCTCAGGCTTGACAACACCGCCCGATTAAATACTCACGATTACCACTACCAGGCAGCTGAGGAGATGCGGATATTCACCACCGCAACAAACAAAAGCATCTTCCTGAACTGCCACACCGTTACTGAGGCACAGCGCGTGAAGCCGGATGCCAACGGGCACCGGCCTGCGCCACTGGATTCAGATGTTGAGGGTGGTGGTAAGTTCCCGAACAAGGCCGACGACTCGATTGTGATTCACCGGCAGATCAGCTCGAACATTGAAGGCGAGAAATTCATATCCGAGATTCATGTGCGCAAGGTTCGTAACCAGGAGTTTGGCGGCGAGCCTACGCCGTTCGATAAGCCCGTGCGGATTAGATTCAGAATGGACCGGACCGGATTCGACTTTATATCCGATGGACCATCTTCATTGGGGTTCACGCCGACAAACTTTTACGAAACAGAGAAACCATTTTAAACGCTAAACAGACGGAAATGACCGGCGATGAATTCTTTAAGTATAATTGGCGCGCCTATGAGGTCGTTGAATACCATCACGAACGATCAAACACAACGGTTCAATGCGCGGTTCTGGCTTTAGACTTCGATTGTCACACAATGAAGCTCGTGCCAATAGCCAATATAGGATTTGAAGAACATGAGTTTTGGTGCGCTGTGTCTCAGGTCAGGAAGATAGTAAGAAATCAAAAACTTAAAATAACAAAATGAAAGCTGGGCGCCCGAAAGATAACTACAACATATTCCCGAAGAGGAATAGCCGAAACAAGATGATCAACACCGTGCGCCATGTTTGTAACGGGATCAAGGCGAGAATCCGGAAAGAGAAGAACCCGGAGAAGAAAGCCATGTGGGCGATTATAGGACTCGAACTGAACAATCTTTTACTTGAACTGGAATGAAGAATAACGTAGAATTTATCGCGCTCGTGGCCCGCATGATGGGAGAGACGAAGAGGATGCAGTTTAAGTGCGAGGGGCTGAAGGCTATGCATGATGAGGTAGAGATAACAATTCATGATCTGCTGACACTGCACCATCAAGTAATCCTGTACGCTCAGAGATGGCGAGTAATTCACGCCGTGTCACATCGATTCGTATTTGACGACTGCTGGTCTCTGGAAACCAAATCCGTTATCGAGATCTGGGGAGTTTATTCTAATTAGTTTGCTTGTCTGGATAATTTGTTTCATATTTGATACATGGAAGAAAAGGAAATACTCGAAAGAGCGCTTGGTGAGATCAAGGGTCTACGCCGGCAAAACGAAATCATGAATGCCAGACTTTCTATGTTTGATGCAGTTATGTCTGCGCTTCATGGAACTCCTGCGCATGAACAGCGTGGGGCGATGGCGCCTGACATTGCCTATGAAATAGAGAAGAGAATAAAGTCACTGGACAATGGCTGAGACTAAGGACATAGCGGCTATTCTAGCACAACGTGATCATAATAAGTATCGCGAGATCATAGCCAGGGCGGCAAACAATGGCTATCACGACCATAAATTCAATAAGATACCTGGGCATCCTGAATACGGAGATTGTCTTTGCCCAAAGGTTCAGTTGGTTTCCGATCTTAATATATTCCCTGAGCTATCCGACATCAGGCAAGATGTAATAAATGGTGTATACGATGAGCCCGCCGACGAACAGGATCAGCAAGAAATGCGTGGTTGGCTTATTGAAGATGGAGCACCGGATTCATTGTTTGATCAAATGAAATTCAAGCGACCTACAGTCGCGGAGAGACAGATGCGTAGACCTATCAATAACTGATAATGAAGAAAGAGCATCTAACACCCGGAGAGTTCGGCTACAAACACAAACTGAGCCGGTCCACGGTCTGGAGGTACATGAACATGCCGAAATACGCGAAGTATCTTAAGATGTACGACGCGGAGGTCGTGGAGGTCGCTGGAAAGAAGTTCATAAAGACAAAATAATGACAACAGAATCACAATTCGCGGAGCTTGTGTATAGGATGAGGCAGGCTCAGAAGGCGTATTTCAAGAATCGCCTTAACAAGGATCTGCAAGAATCTAAGCAGCTGGAGCGCGAAGTAGATAATGAGGTGTCTAGGCGCGTTATTGGTTATATCTACAAGCCTCAGGAATCAACTGGCAAACTCTTCTAGCATGACGGACGAGACGAGAGATAAGCTGAAAGGCCTTGTAACGAAAAGACCGTTGCAAACCGCAATCCTTATTACGCCAGAATACGAACGCGGCTTCGAGCAGGGCAGGATTCAGGGTAAGTTTGAGGCCATTGACCACATGCTGGAATCGATGCAAAGCGGACAGGTTCAGACGTGGATAGCGGCTATTCGCCACCTGGAGGGGTTAAAGGAAGCTGCAATTAGAGCGCTGAAGAACGAAAACGAGGTGAATGGATGAGCGCGATAACAGAACGATTCTTGATTTGCGACGGATGCGGAAGCACCTGGGGCGTTGACAACAGACACAAAGGAATCCAACAGCATAGGGATGATTCGAAAAAAGAAGGATGGACCCGTGGTGGAATGGGCACGGACTATTGCGAGGAATGCAGCACACTACCGAAATCTATGACCAGACACGGAAAAAGAAGGATATGAAAAAAACAACGATATGGATATCGCCGGAAGGCGTGCCGATGCACTCGGTTACGGGGTGGCCAACACCTCCAGGGCGATACTTCACTCATTATACAGTGAATGGCCAAACTGCCGAGACTGGACAACGGGCATGGGAGATATATCGTGACGCCCTCGCCAAAGCCAAGAAGGAGGCGATTGAATTCGAACAAAATCAATCTTTGACCAGAGCAATAATCCTGGCGAAAAATAATATTAAGAATGGATTTATAAGTTCAAATAGTTTCATCGAGATCGAAGGAGAGGTAACCAATATATGGCAATTCAAACTCAACGGTAAATGGCATGATTTTTCATCGGAGGCCATTGAAGTCGTTAACAGGTACACAAATGAAGGAGCAGAGACACGCCAGGTCGCCCGCCTGAAGCCTGCGGAAGCGGATGGCCCCTCGATAAAAGTCCACGGACAAGGATTTCATATCGACAAAATGAAGCCTGCGGAATCGGTGAGCGTTGATAATGATTATAATCCATTCATACAAGGCTCCCCACTTACTGCCCAGCAGATCAACGAAGAGTGCCAGAAACATAACGATAAGCTCGTGAAGCAACTCGCCGCCTCTAACGCGAGAATCAAGGAATTGGAGGAAATGTATTTTATCGCTGAATATGCATTGCGCGATATTGATCTGTTTGAAGACACCGACAGCCTCCGCAATGATTTGTGTCTTAGGACTCAGTGTAGAACACATCGAGAAACAGTCTCCAATATCGCTATTATAGCACTGAATAAATTGGCAGATATGCCACATCCTGTAAAGAACTTGGAATAAAATAACGCTAGAGAGGGTTGAAATATGAACAAAATTATAAAGGTATTAATATACACATTGATGATTGGCAGTTTCATTGCCACAGGCTATTACCTTGCAGAATATGTCAACGCCAGAGATAAAAATGTCCTTGACGAGTCCCATGGCACGATCGTAATGGATAAGCTACCGCACGCCTACATGACCATTGTAGTGAACAAAGACACCCTATTCGAATACGACAGAACTCTGTTCAAAGACGCTAAAGCGAAATGGTGCCGCGAAGGGCACGAGGGCAACCAGGTGATCGTCGTGAATAAAAAAGGCAATGTCCACTTCTTAACTTTCGAAGAACTTAAATTGATACAGGAATGAGCGAAGAACAAGAAAAACTAGGTCAGTTAATAGACAGACTTGACAACGTTGCGCACGCACTCAAGGGTCCAATGCCAGCAGAGATACATGTTGAGGCATTGCGTTTGTCCATTCCTGATATCGTGGATAAGCTAAAGGAAGCTTTTGTTGGCGTAACTGGCGAAAACCCGTGGGAGTCATGACCCGCGCCGCCCTCATAGTGATCGCGCTGATGCTCGCATCGTGCGGTAAAAAACAACTGAATATTCACGATGATGCAGATACTCGATTATCTCGATTAAAAAGCCCCGTGATACTAATTGGTAAATATAAGTCCATGGGCAACTGGAGCTCAGTGGTAAGGGATTCAACCGGAAAAATAGAGTCCTTCGGAAATCTAACCATATTGGGTCAATCCCTAGGAGAATCACGTAATATCGGGGACACGATAAAATGAGAATACTGATAATAATTTCTGCGCTGCTACTTACGTCTTGTGGACCAGCTTACAAACTACGCCGCGCTGAACGCCTGATAAAGAAAGCCGAGGCCATGGGCGCCGTCTGGCACGTGGACACCGTGTTCACCGAGCGCGAGGTGCCGGTGCCTGCCGTCCAGCGCGATACGGTCGTCGTAAACGCCCCAGGCGACACGATCTTTCTGGACAAGGAAAGACTCCGCGTTAAAGTCCTAGTGCGCCACGACAGCATTTATATCGATGGAGAGTGCCTGCCCGACACGATCAAGATAACCGTGCCCGTGACGGTGACTAAAACGATCACTGCAAAGACTGGGCCGCCATGGTGGTTCTGGGTCATGTTCGCTGGCGTGTTCGTCCTGGGAATCTGGCTGGGGATTAAAGCAGCAAAGAGATGACTCAGCTACCAATTTTCGGATACCATCGACCGCCAGTGAAAGAACTTGAGCCGCTGTACCTATCCGAGTTCAACGATAGGATCTATCAATCGAAGGACTACCAATACATTGCTGATTTCGCCGCATTCTGGGCAATACCAGGCCCTACAGAGTTTGCTCCAGTCTATTTCCACACGGAAGGGGTAGAGCTCAGGAGGATAAGACAGCGGACGATTTAGGAAGCGTGTTCCCTCGGAAGGGAACATTGGCAGGCACAATTTTTTAGCTAAATTTGCGACGCGCGGGCGGTTCCAGGCCTACGACGGAACAGGGCAGCATCAAGGCGCCCAACGACATTTTGAACGGCGGACTGTACAGGTTCGCCGTTTTCGATTATATTTGAATCACGATCTGTCCATTACAACAGGATCTAAAAAGAACTTGAAGCCCGTATTGGGTGCACGAAGTAATGGTCGTGCATTTGATGCGGGCTTCTTTATTTTAATGACAACTTATGTCAATACAAGTTTTTAATTATGAAGGCTATCAGATCCAGTTTGATGAGATCAACGGCGTACTGATGGCGAACGCAACTCTTATGGCAGACGCTTTTAATAAAAGGCCTGGGGACATTTTCAAGACAATCACATGGCAGGAGTTTGAAACTGCCTTGTGTGTAGACTCAAATCTACGCTTGGAAGATATTCGAAGCGTTAAAAACGGCGAAAAAGGGGGTTCTTGGATTCATCAGGAGCTTGTGGTAGAGTTCGCCCGCAGGCTAAACCCAAAGTTTGCTCTATGGTGCAACCGGAAAATTGCGGAGCTTATGCGCACTGGCAAGACAGAGATTGCAAAGCCTTTGTCCGCCGCCGAGGCCCTGCTCCAAAACGTGCAGCTGCTTGTTGCCCAGGAGCAGCGTTTAAATGCTGTTGAGGAGAAGGTAAAGCAGATTGAAGCCAAGGCCATTACAAGCCCCACGGATTATTTCACGATCGCCGGGTACTCGTCACTTAGGGGCATCAAGATAGATGCGCCTGGAGCCGCCAGGCTTGGTAAGAAGGCGAGTTCTATTTGCAATGCAAATGGATACCTCATGGGTAAGGTAAGCGATCCTCGGTTCGGCACGGTAAAGACATATCCGGTAGAGGCGCTGGATTTGGCATTTTCTGATACTGTAAAATAAAAAAGGCCCCGAGTCAGATGGATTCGGGGCTCTTGTTTTTATGTATAGGGAATGCCGCTCTTGGACAAGATCCGTAGCTTCCATTTGCGTGGCATGTTGGCAACCATCCATGCGAGCTTGATACGGCTATCGGCAACCGTTGGCTTATCAGTGTCGAAGTTCGCGAACCTACTCCCCGGCAATAAACAACCTTCCGTGTGGGCTATATCGTTCCCTGAGTGGATCAGGATACCAGCCCGGCCCGGTGTGTCATGGACAATAAAATGCTCGTATGGACGAAATATACGACCTCCGCTTTCATCGTCTGGCGTGTTCGGATCGTCGCGTAATACCGCCGGCGACCATGTTACCGTATAGATTCCCTCCTTGATACATGATATACCCCGCGCATTATTCCGCCAGGCAGGCTCCAGAATCTTGGCGATGATACCCCCATTTGATGCGTATAGGCTTGACAGCGTTCGGTCGGGAAGGTAGATCCGTTCTGATGTATATATAGGATCGGTAGTTTTGCTCATTTCTTATAATTTACCTTAAAAACGTGATTCTTAAGATCCTCGATGTTATCATCATGGGTATCAAGTCGCTGCTCGTGTAGGCTTGTCATTGTCTTCAGCTCATTTACAGCCTCCTGAATCTTGCCCAGGGTAACATCAATCTTCCCGGTGTACTTCAGGATAATGAAGATCAGCGCCCCGCCGAAGGCCAGTGTAACCGCGTAATAAAACCATCCATCAGGTGCGTGCTCCATATTCCAAGTGAGTAAAATAAAGTACAGCCACAAATTTAAAATAATTGAATTCAATGCTATGCCCAAAAATTTTGAACAGCTCGCTGTTGTAATGTAGTCCATAATCAATTACGTCTACAACTTCAAGCCACATCAACCAGTCCCAGAATTTCCGACCGGTGTGGACGTGAACCGCGTGGAAAATCATAATCAAAAACACGTGTTGGCAATATCCGTACACATAATTTTGAGTGGTCATTTTCCCATCCCAGTCCCCATACCCATGGAATAACGGGAAGAAGCTGTGTTGCTGCCCGTCCCTTGGCATGAGGTCAAATATGACATCCACAAAGTACGCCCCGAGGATCAGCAGAAATATCTTAACCGGCCGGCTCATGAACCTCCAGGCGGTGGAGGCGGCTGGTGTGGCTTTCCGTATTGCTTGATAATCAATGAGTTGAATGTTCCGTAGATGTTAATGGTCATGTTGTACACACGCTCATCATAGATCTCGGTTTCTTCTGTATCCTGATCAGTTACTTGGTCTTCGATTTCTTCTGGTGGCATATTCTTCATTAAGTTTTTCTGCTTCTTCTTGGAGCCGGCGGGCTCTCTTCAGCCTTTTGCCCAGCGACGACGCTGCCCGGAAGACTCCGTATGCGGCAAGCGTGCATAAGGCAAATAGGGCTGCTGTCATTCAATTTTCTTTCGTTTCCCACTTGGCATTACCAGCCAATATGAATCTATCCCATTTTCCGTCACAAGTTCCACTGTGCCGCCAGATTCTTTCGTAATTGTTGGCAGCGGCTTATAGCCCACGCCGGCCGGCACAGCCCCTACCACAGGCGCGTAGCTGGCATCCAACATACCGGTGATTCCGGATAGTTGCTTGTTGCCCGACTCCGTTAGCAAGCCCGCACTGCCCCCCTTCTTGTAGGCCACGGCCCCGGAAGCCAGTTGGAATATGTTATTCTTGAAGGTTACTGGGGAATAGTACTCGAGCGCCGAGCCTTTCGCGTTGACGATCGTGTTGTTGTAGATCTGCGTAGCCGCGGTAGACGTGAACCCCGCAATCGCATAAACAGCGGAGAAAACGCCTCCCATGCCAGGGTTAATAATCAGGTTATCGTGTATCTTGCTGCCGCCCGGTCCTTGATCCTGAATGGCAAACCCATTACCGGTATCAATCTTGTTTCCGTAAACATCAGCGATTGTCCCCGGATTCAGGATAATGCCGGCTGTCTGGCCATAGCCGTTCGCGGTGCCATATTTATAAACCTCATTGTACCGGATCGTACATGACCCATCAGGCACTGCTCCCACTTGAATACCATCGGCGCCGCTGGTCGTTATCACGTTGTACTCTATTATCACGTTACGGCCTTCATGTTCCTGCGCCGTCGTTGCCCCGCTCGCGCATGGGCCGCCCTGGATAGCCCCGACGCTATGGTAATGTGATTCATTGATATAGAATGCCTCTCCTGTCTTGGTGCTGATTCGGTTGTGATGCAGGTATACCCCATCCAGAACGAAGTTACCGCGCCATGTTCGAGGATCGCAAGAAGGGTCAGTCTTTACATTTATGCCGCTATAGCCTGTGGTAATGTCCAGGTGATCAGCCTCCACGTGCTGGGAAAGATCCCTGAAGTCCACGCCCTGGCCGCCGCCGTTGATTACGATATTGCTAGATCCTGTCCCATCCGGATCTCCTGTCAGGCGCACATACTGGCAGTTGTAGCATGTCACCACGCGCCCCCCTGGATTCACTGCGCCGATCAGTATCTTCGTCAGGGAAGTGATTATAATCGGTCTTGCGGCTGTACCTTGTAGGTTGTGAAATTCGATCTCCTTACGGTCTCCGGACATGATCAGTCTGTCTCCAGGCATTACCGCATATTTTGAGGCGCTGATATTCCAATCGGCAGGACGCAGAAGAATGTCTGTCGTAACATCTCGAGTAAGGCGTACATCAGTTATCGCTGCCGACTTTTTGATGATTGACACGTAATCCTGCCCGAATGCTGTGATCGATAGAAATAGGAAAATTAAGATTCTCATTCTTCTTTTTTTGTTTCTTGTTTAATGCTTACCTGATCGGCTACATTTTCTGGATATGAGATAGACACGACTTCCTGATCACCTTCAGCCACGTGGGCAAAGAAGTTCTTAAGCTCATCCATTACTGCGCCGGCCAATAAAATTCCGAAAGGAACCCACCTGCTAGATTCCATGATGATCGTAGTACCAGCAATTACAGCAATGATCCTACGGGCGGATGCTGCGATATATTCCAAGTTCCTCGGCGTGGCCTTTGTATAGTTCCTCCAGGAAAATGTGACTTTTTCGGCCATGCTTTTTTAAGCGTTAAGCTTGAAAACGTTGTGCATGAATGTATCGAACACATTATTTATTGCCCATGATTCAGCCAGTAAAGAAACATTTATAGTATTACCCTCTCCGAAGGTGTTTGTCTCTATCTCCCCGGTATGATACTGGAGAAACTGCTTTGCGAACTCCCTGGAATCGCCAACTCCATTTTTCAAAATGGAAATTGAGTATGCTTGGATATTCTCCCAAGAATACCCAGTATAATCACCAGGAGGCGTTATTTGCTCTGACAGATAACGAGCCAGAGCACGTGCGGCCATTTCACATGTGGTAAAAAAAGAATTTTGTTGGGCTATGTATGCCTTTTCAAAGTGATTAAGTGTCTTGAGTGCCATAGTTATATGTTATAGTAAGCTTTAAGTCCATTAACAACTCTTACGATATCTCCATTACTCAATTTTGAGTTAAAATAAGAGACACGTTTTACTGTTATCAATCCAAATGCAGCAGCGCTCCCGGCTGCTCTGCCTATTGTCATTCTATTCGGTGTAGGCGATTGATTGAACCACCTGCTCAGCGGATTAGACCCATATAGAACAATGGTATCCTGTACGCTATTTACATAAATATTGTCCTGCTGTAATACAAATATTCTAAAAGTTGTAGTGTCCGTGAAAGTCATTCCACTTCCTATGCCTGGAAGCGTGCCCATTCGCAAAGTGCTCCTCACGTTGTTACTACCAGTGCCTAATTTTGAAAAATCGAAATCATCCCCATCTACTACAGCAGAGTCGCCTAAGGAGAAAAGATAATCAACAGTATTTGTTCGATCGAATCGCAGAATTATTAAAAAAGTTCCTATAGAATCTGATATTAAATTCGAAGCACACTCCAAAAAATCTGAGCTAAAAGTAGCCCCTAATCCAGCGGTCCATAATGGCTGCAATGCCGCCGTTGCCTGACTGAAATTCCTCGACTGTCCACTCGCATCATTGATCTGAGAAATATTAGACCCGTTAAAAGTTATCGAAGCTGAATTAAGAAAATCCAAATCAAGTTTGAGCGACGCGAAATCAGCAGGCATAGCGCTATATTTGCCATTGATTGCCATTCCACTCATTTTCATGCCGCTAAGATTACTCATGAAGGCTCAGTTACAATTACAGATTCTATCACTGCGGTAATCTTGAATACCTTCGCACCAGAAGTATTGTTTGTGAAATTCAAGTTTACCCTCTTATTGGTATTGTCGGCCGCCAGAGCCATCACGAAGTCACCCGCAGTTCTCTGTATACCATCTCCATCGTCGACAGACCCAACGGCAGAAACAGTACTACCTGAAGCACGCTGCACACCTAATTGCAGCATACCGTTGCCCACTGTTCCATCACCAGCCAGGGCTTGCCATCTTACCCAAACAAGTGCCGCCGTCTCATCGGTAGGCATAGATATAGATCCCACGAGCTCAGTTGCACTATTGGTAGATCCGGAAGTAAATCGAAACACATTCCTATCTATGTTTGCGTCGGCCGTAGTGGCTATTAAAGGTCTGAATCTCTGAGGGACAGAAATGTTTAACCGTTCATCGCTATTCGTGCTTTTAAATGAAAGATATTCAATGCCGTCCGATCCTTCGAAAATCAAACACATCGCTTGGTTGTCATTCATTTTAACCCTGGCATTCCCTGAAGCAACTCCGCTCGCGACTTCAATGACAAAGCTGGATCCACCAACCTCTATCTGCTGACCATTCAATATTTTAAGTATGGAGTTGCCAGACGAATTCTTATATTCATGGATGCTCGTTGTAAGCAAATCATCGACGCCAATCTCTGTTATTGTCCTATTCGTTGTGTCATGCTCAACCCAAGATACCTTGAAAATCTTACCTGTGTCATCGATATATATGCCATTTTTCTTGCCGGATGCGGCTGCTTGTCCAGTGACAAGAACATTTGGCGTTGTGGCCGTTCCAGTGAATGTGGGGCTGGCAATAGGAGCCTTTAATGCAAGCCCGGTGTCGACATAAGACTTAACCGCGTTCTGATCAGGGGCCCCGTCCGTGTTTGATCCAAGCGATGTTGATGGATAAAGTTTTGCAATCCCCTTTACACTGAATGTTGCGTCTGGCACTGTTATTATCCCTAGGTCGGACTTTACCTGAGCAATCGTCCTATTCGCCCATGCTCCTAACTTGCGTTGTATAAAGTCGTCATTCGATGGAGATAATCCAGCGATAGTTGTTAGATCAGTGTTGATCGGCTGCTTATCATCAAGCTCGGCCTGTAAATCTAATTGATTTGATAGCGTTCCGATAATACTGCCCCACGTTCCGCCGCCGCCGCCTGTTGTACCACATGATACCACGCAAACAATGGACTTTATATCTTTACGCCGTATCTTGCTGACTATATTCATTCTACATTGAATTCACCGTATCTCAAAATCTGCTCGTATCCTCCGCTGAGGATATAACCCAGCTCGTAATAATATTTACCTGCGTCTGTGAATGTCATGTCTAAAACAGACAGGTTAATTATGATCGCATTGCCACTCTTGGATAGTCCCGCGGAGCTGCTGAAACTCTTTAGAGTAGATCCATCTCTTTCGTTACTAACTGTCATAAAAAGTCCGGCATAATTCGGGAAATCGAATTCCGATTCGTCGCAGTCATCATAAAAGAACAGTATAGAGCCGTTAATAATAGCCTGCCCGTTCAGCACATTCAAGCTATCATTGCTCCCAATAAATAAATTTGTGTTGTTAGTATTCATTATACTTTTCTCTGTCTATTTTCCCGAAGGTGCGAGACTTTTTGCTGATGGATGTAATGTGCATGCCTGTTCCAAACGTATTTGACCTGCATGATGGTGTATAAAGCGCGTAGTTTGATGCGTTATTGTTCAAAAACGTCATCATCAGCCCTTTATAGAAGGCTGATTTCTGTTTCGCGTCGCGAAGGAGTGTCGCCATCTCCTCGGCGGATGCTATTGTCGAGCTTTCATCCGTGTGCACCCTGATTCCGGAGCGCGTTGCGTTGAAATTTGCCTTTACGAGCCAGAATTCATATGCCTGCCATGCGATATACTGCTTTAGATAAGGCGTAATCAAAGCAGTATTCGCCGCCGAAAGTGTTTTTGTATCAAACTGCGACACGATTTGAGCGTAAAATGCCTCCGAAAGTATCATTCTGAGCGTTTCTTGTGCCTGCTTGATCGGATTGTCGAGTACCTTATCCTCTATGTTACTAGAGATATCGCACTCAGCGCGCAGAAATGCATATGTTATGAGTTTGCTCATCTTATCTCCTTTACTCTTTCAGTTGCCCATTTCAGCATATCGTCCCCACCCCAGGCCATGTAGTTCACAGCCTCGCATCGGGAGAAGCTTTCGTTCTTAAATTCGGAATTCTTGTCCAGAAAGTTCTTGATACGAGAAATATCTTTCATAGAGATCGGCCGGCCGTCTATAATGGCCTGAGTCAGCTCCCGGCTGAACTTCGCTTGGCACACCACGCCCTTGTCGGCTTGGTGCTTTTGAGCCTTGGCCGCATTTTTCCGGGCTCTGTCTGGATATGTGTCGTAGTATACGTTTGAGAACTGGTTTACCGGCGCCGCTGGGGGCGGTTGTGGCACCGGGGTCGGCGCGGCTTGTGGCAACAGGCTCACTTCCGTATTATCTTTGATCCATTGGCGCTTTTCTTCTGGTGTAAGTGCATTCCATATCTGAGGATCAATAGTAGCCATCTCTGGAAACGGATTGTAGTGAGTAATTTTCACGTCAATCCCGAGAACCTTTTTATAGTTCATTTCCAAGTTATGATGCCACCTAACAACGCGCTGCTGCATGAGCTTCACCGATGCCCGGATCATGTTCCCATCTCCGCCAAGCTGGGCCCCGGATAGGATATTTGCCAAGATAGGGGGCACTTTCCAGGCCGTGGCGATAAGGTCCTTAAACTGTGTTACCAGGGCCGTCATGTAACCTTCCTGGTTGTTGCCAGGGAAAGCTACCATATCCGGGAACTCCTCTTTATTTTCCGCCCATGTGACCATTATATGACCTACGCGCTCGCTGCCGGCAAATTCCTCTGCCATGTCGATATCGAACGCCTCACCCACGGTTATGGTAGGCTCTGTATTGACATGCCGCGGGTCAGTGGATGGGGCGTTCGGATCTCCGATCACCCGCATCATGACGGGCTGTAGAAACCCATTTTGAAGGTTTTTCTGGTGATATTCCCCAATGCGCCGGTCTACCTCCATCCAGTATTTGGCGGAGAAATAGCCCGGCATAGGGTAGAATCTGTTCATGGCCGTGGTCGTTCCATTATAGAACACCTGTCCCATGTAGTCGCGCTTAGCCTTCAGATCGCGCGCAATCTGGGATTTTACGACCTCCGGATCAGGGTTCCACACGTCATAGCAAATCGTATCATCAAGCTTATATAGGGAGGTCCCGAAATATGGATTGTAATGTATTTTGGAGATGTATCCTTTCGAATCAGGCTTGCCGAGCCGGCAGTTTTCAAAATTCAGGGAGAAGGTCTGTGTGCGCTCGCCGGCGGCGTTATACTGAATAAGCCATGCATACCCCCAGAACGGAGCTATGCTTTCCGCGTTTTTCCGGTGGAATTCACCGAATGTGTCGCCGCGGTTATTAATCTTCAGATCTCCTACCGTTTCATCGGAGAACCCTTCTCCCTCGATAAAGTCGGACGTAGTGTCCCGGCAGGCCGAGGCCACGGTACTTTCGTCAACGAGCCTGGAAATTTTAAGTGGGAAGGAGTTTTGTTCGCCGTACGGAATAAAGTCACCGACAGAATCGACTTGGATTCTTTGTGCCTTCTCGCGGAAAAGATTGAAGAATTTTAATCGCATGGTATACCAAAGTCCACCGTCGCGCGGCTAAGTGGCTTTTGGTAAAACTGGCAAAAATGCCCCGGTTTAGCTTCCGACAAATCCTGTAAAATGGTGGATCGTTCAAGGTTCGCGCGCGCGGTGGAGTTCCGGATCTTCTTTACTGGGTCCTTTCGGCACCAACTGTAGTGGTGCATTACTATATCCGACCACTCGATGCCTTGATTGATATTGAACGAGCGCGTAGGATCGATACGAATATCTCGGCCGTTCACCCACGCGAAAGGATAGCGCCGGTTAAATTCATGTTTTAGGTCCGGCGTGATCTTGTGGATGAACGGCACGCGCGTAGTGTCCATGCCTATGGTCAGATCCGGGCGCCCGAAGTAAACTCGGCTACCGCAAACAAGCCCGGCCAGATCTGGATTATCTATGAATCTTTTCTTCTCTGTTAAAAAGTCTATAGGACTATAAAACTCATCTGCGTCCATCATTACGAAATGCGTGTACCCCTGCTCCCGGGCAATGGATAGCCCGTAGTTCCGCTTTTCTGTCTCCGCGTGCATGACGTGAGGAATCACCGGCTCTTTGATATATAGCTCTGTGGTGTGCCACTCCGGAGGAATTGCCGACAGCTCCAGATAATTGGAGTAGTTAGACCCTACGATTATGATCCCGTCAACCACCGGACGGATATTGGCTACCGAGTACTTGAGGAGATCCCAGTCGTCCCACACGCAGAATATCGCACATGTTTTCAAAGCTTCTTTATTAACCGTTGTATTTCGTCCATTGTAACTTCCCACTTGTCTCGTGGGCATTTCTCTTCCGGCATTCTGGCCTTAGCCTGGAGGACACACCCGCAGATACTACATACGGCCCACTTACGATCGGGGCATTTCGCGCACACCGACAGCCTGGACTGAGCCATATTGTTGTTACGATTCGTGACCCAGAACCACCAACCCAGGATGATCCTACCGAGCAAAGAGAAGATTTTCCGCACTGGTATATATTATTTTAAAGTCCTTCATGATGTATGAATAGCGCTGTCTCAGCATATCGTGCCCATTGAACTCGATACACAAAAGCTTAACGTCCGTGAGATCCATCTGTTCAAGGATCGCCAGGTCAAAGCCCTCTGCATCGATAGACACAAAATCGAACTTCTTTATCGTGAGCCGGTTCAGAAACGTTTTCCACTTGAATACGTCAACTTCTACGGGTGTGTACGAAATAACACTTTCGAAACGCTTCTTCTCTTCGGCCACGAGCGTGCTAACGAGCGAAGTGTCGCCGGTCTTGAGCAACGTGCCGCTATCGAACAGCGTACCTTTCCCATTGTGGTCACCGATCGCGCAGTTGTAGGTATAGAAGCATCCCTTCTTTTCCTTGCTATAGAGTTGCTTCAGTTTCGCGTAGGCGAGAGGGGCGGGCTCCACAAGGCAGCCGCAAAACCCCTTCAGTGCGAGCGCACGCGTATTTGAAAGCGTAACCCCGTCATTAGCTCCGATATCTATGAAGGTTCCGGTTTCTTGGTCCTTAAAGTAATCGAGGATGTAGTCCTCCTCCAGGTTTTGAGATAGTCTCATTCTTTGATTGTTATTTTCCCTTCGAAATATTTCTCCATCAAGTACCATGGGAGGAGGGTGCTTTTTTCGTGCGACAACAAGTATCGATTCATGATCTTTTTAGACGGCATCTTGCTATGATCATTGCACTTTGCATGCTCTCTAACGTATGCAAGCATCGATATGCGCTCACGATCACTTTCGTAGAACCTCATGAAAAAGTCCCATAGAGTTTTCGGACGATAGTTGCCAACGTCACGGTTACCAATCAATTTTTTTATCCAGTTCATGGCTTTATAAAGTATGCTATGTTTGAGATTAATTGAATTTCCGGAGTCTTGCCAAAGTAATCGATGACAGCCATCTGACACCCTGGCAACTGCCAGTCATCGATTATCACGATGCCGCCTGATACTACTAATGGATAAAGATGCACCAGGCAAACCAATGTTGAGTTGTACAGGTCACCGTCCAGACGAAGGATTGCTATAGGCTCACCAACAGAGGCAAATTCCGGAACGGTACTTTCAAACCATCCTTTTATTGATGTGATATTGCCGGGCCATACTTCGGAGTCTTGGATATGCTTCCAAAAGTCTGACTCATTAACTACCGTTGCGCCGCTGCTCACCAGCTCCTGTTTACCTGGTTCCGGTAATGCCGCCTGCTCATCAGGCAACAGCATGCGAATGCCTGGCATCTGATTGTCTCTGTTTGATGGCATGGGTATGCCATAGAACGAGTCTAGTGCGTAAATCCGTTTTGTCTTTGGTGCGCCCGCAGCCATCGCGATGATCTGAGCACCGGCGGCAACGCCCGCTTCAACGTAGCATCCATCCCAGTCGGCGTACTTCTTCGCCATCTCGAAAGTGAACATCAAAGTTTCTTCTGAAGAATAGGCTATTCTCTTCGCGTAGTTCAGTGCGTTGCGTTGGTCTGTGTTTATTCCGGCCATGGTATAAAAATTAATATCTCTTTGAAGTGATCATCCCTACGAACATATCCCATGTTATCGTACCAGAATGAGCCGGTCCAGTTGGCAATTTCGAACTCGCCTTGACGGTTTATAACCCACCAATATCCTTCTTCTCTATTCATGGCAATGGTATTTTATCGGCTTCGGAATGGTCGCCGTGGTTGTAGCAAAACAAAATCCTATCCGTGTGCGCCTCTGTCGTGCAGTGTTGCAAGACCTTCTCCATCCACTCAAAGTCCTCCGCGTTGTTCTTGTCTTCGAACTTGTAAAGCTTCGCATGCTTCGAAAGCACTGGACACATTTGCCAGGGTGGGCGCCGCACTGTATAGTCCGGGGTCATTTGATCGTTTACCTTGTAGCTCAGACGCATATCGATAATGCCCCAGTAGTCTTTGAGCTGCGCCAGCGCTCGGAACGTAACAACGTCAGCATCTTGAAGACATAGGCGGACAAGTGATTCCAGGTAGTTTGCTGGAATTGATTCATCATCGTCAAGGAAACATAGGTACTTACCAGACGATCGCATCACAAGTTTCTCGCGCTTCTCTCCGATAGACACACCTCCATCAAGAAAAGATTTGCTGTTATCGACAAGTGCTTCGATATCTCCAATAGACGGGTGGTCATTGATAAGCCGGCCGCGCTGGCGCTCAAGATTATCCCAAAGGCTATTGAACTTCTCGATCCTGCTCGGTATCGTCGGAATTAAAATCGACAGCAAATACGGGTATCTATCACTCATAGGCCACGACATACTAGGTATGGTTCAGTTCCGTATTCACCAGTTTTATCGTGCGGAGGGCAAAGGATTTGGCCGTATGGGAGCATGTTGCAACCAGTTCCCCATGTATGATGCAATAACACACTCATAACAGCTTGATCGTGACGATGAGCAACAAACCCTGGACGGGTGCTACCTCCATCCTTGAATGACCCGTTTATAGAATATGCTTTTATTTCATCAAACGCTTCTCTCGCCTTTTGCTTTGTAAAATCAATACCAAAGGCACCGCCCCATATTTGCTTGATCACTTGCAGGTCTGAGAATTCAGGCTCAGGCCCAAAATATCCATCGCGGGCAAGCTCCATGTAGGCATCGTCGGATAAGTATTTCCATGTGTCGTGCCCGAGATTGTGGAAGCAAAAGATACCTGATTCATTATCATCAAAAAGAGGCGTTAAGTCCTTCTTAAGCTCCATGCTGGAGTCAAGCCAGATCACGCGCTCGTATCCTTTTTCACGCGCCAGTTGAATCATAGCCGTCTTGAACTGGTAAGGCATCTCCGCGTGTGTGAACGACTGCACGCCTTTCGGCTTCGGCCATCCCTTATGGATCGTCACACCTCGATAGTGGTTCATGTCGTGATCTGGAGAGTAGATAAGTATGTCTCCTTTCCATTGATCGATGCACGAATCTATAAGCCGGAGCAGGTATTGATGGTACGGCTCGCGTCCTTTGCTGGCGAATGAAACTATAACGTCTCTCATTTATAAGTCTTGTTTTTCGTGCTGAACCGATAGTGATACATCGGAAGTTCGATCTTCACTTCCGTATGTAGAATTAGCCGATCAGAGTAATACTTATCCTCCGCGTTTGACTTGTCAGGGAATCCGGCCGACAATGCGATAGGACGCTTTACAGCGGTGATATGGTTCGTGTGACGGTAATACACGGTCTTGTTGCTTTCTACCTTGTCGAAGTTTCCGTAGTCCTTTGACAGCCTCCAGATAGTTTCATGATGCCCGTCTGTGGTCATAGTCCCATTGATGCCCACGCAGTCCGGCTCCTGGTCTATTGCCTTTAACATCTCATCGCAGTAATACGCAGGCACCATGTCGTCGTCATCGATAAACGTCACGTAGTCTCCAAAGCTACCATGAAGCAACGCTTGCCGCTTGGCGCCCGTGCTCATGTGTGGACCAGCGTCGTGAATATTGATCTCTACACGATCAGGATACCGAGAGGCTTGTGGCTCTAGGACGGCGAGAAGTTCACGGAGAAGGTGTACGCGCTGGGGAAGTGTGCATATAAGGATGGAAAGTGATGCCATTTAGTAAATATTAAATTTATCGCACACTTTAATCCCGATGTAGAAACCAATATTATATCCTAACGTACCCCAAAAACCACCTATGCACATTTGATACAATGGGTCTATTGATGTTATCGCATTAATAAAACACATAGGAATCACTATCAATATAGCCACGATAATTCCTATCGCCATGCAAATAAGAAAATTCATCATACCGGAAATCCGTTAGCTTTGTGCCTTTCGAATGCTGCTTTCCCTTGATTCCAGTTTGCGGCAGATCTACGGTACGTCTCGTCGTCCTGAGCCTTCCCGTTGGCCGGATGCTCATGCGGAAACTTAAGATGTGGCGCGAGCCTCATGGCATTCAACTTTTTTGTGACCCAATATAGATGCTCATCGCAGTGCATACTCTTGAAGTCCGGATGAAAGAAATACCCAAGCCTTTCATATAGCGCTCGGTTCATAATCGGAATCGTGAGCACAGGCACGTCGAACTTTTGCAGGCAGTCGTCTACCTTCACGAGTAGTGGCCGGTCCTCTTCAAATTCACGTATAAGCAACTCTCCCCAGTTTTCAGGGCATTTAAAATCATCGGATAGGTAGACCAATATATCACCAGTGGACCGTGCTGCGGCTTTGTTTGTGGCCTCCACAACGCAGCTATTATCTTCAACAAGAATAAAGAATTTAGATTTCCCTGGTGCGGGCATATAGAATTCTTTTGGATTGCCAACCTGTTCGCCCATTGAGATAATCAGACTACCATTCGAATAGGCGCTGAGGTATTCACGTGGTTGGTCGTTGGCATCGACACTCACGATCAGCTCCACGTCTACATTACCAGCCCGATCAAGCCAATATTTATCCGTCGCCAGCGACTTCTCGGGCCTTCCCCGGCTCGGGTGCAACAAACTGATTTTTGTCATAGCGTTTCTATTTTCAGATCCTTATCGTTAAGCCAGCAGGAGAACATGCGCTCGCACAGGAACGAGTGCATCGGGTAGAACCCCCAGGCATTTTTTACATTCTCCGGAATACTTCCTTTTAGCTCTGCATACCCAGAATCAACCCATACCGCGTCACGGATATCTTTGTCCATCTCCATAACGAGCATAGCCGGCTCCAATAATTCACGCACATATGCATGGTAAACCTGCCGGGTCGCGATGAAATGATTAAAGTACACAGCCCTGTCTGGCCTGATCTCCGCCCCGCTGAACTTGAAGCCGGCCCGGTCAAATATTTTCATTAACAGAGACATAAACCCAGGGTGCCATGTCTCAGCCCGGCGCAACATCTCATGGTGCTTGCTGTTCCGGCTCAAAAGAAGCACGTCGTAATCGCTTTCAATGACATCCTGTGTCAATTCCCGACGCGGTGGGAGCATAAAGCGCAGTTTTTCGCGCAGTGCGTGCGAACACACACCGATTTTGTCGGCTTTCGTGTAACGGACGAGGTCAAAAATGATCGAATTCTCGAAAAATGGCGTCAGGATCTCGTTTTTGTATGGAATTGCGAACGGGAACAGGTTCGAAAGCTGCGAATCCTCGTAGTAGATCTGGTAAAGCTCTGTCATGCCTTCAGCCAGTTAAGAACTTCGCGATAGCAGGCGCCGCATTTCATCTCTCGGCGGTTGCCGGTGCCTTCATTATATGCCTTGAACGCGGCGGCCCACTCCGGAGTCGCTCGGAAGGTGTTCTCTTGGCCGGTTGAGACGATCGCTTTAAGTAGTTCAGCTCTATTCACGTCCCTAATTTAAAAATTTTTAAATAAAAAAGCCGAGTTCCCCCGGCTTTCTTTGCTATAACAGAAGACAAAACGATTAGATAACAAGCGCATTGAGGAACGTGAGCGACGTATCGAAGCTTCCACCACGCAGGAACCGCTTCGGCAGGTACTTATCTACCCCTACAAGGGTGATCTGCGTCGCCGTGTTGTCGGCCACTTGTCGCCCGGTACTACCGGTCGTAGGATCTCCTGCGTTCATGCCGGTGGCACCGCCATAGATCAGAAGCTCTCCATTGTTGGTCTCCACGATCACGCCCACATCGGCCACAGCCAGTGTCTCGATCAAGAAATCATCAATCGGGTCGTTGTTGAACGCCCGGATTACTACCTGATGCTGAAACAGCACATTTCCGCCGTCGCCCTTCTGGAGTGTCCATGTAGCTTCATGGCTGAATTTTGCACTCTCAACCTCGTATAGACCACGGTATGAATTGAACTCAAGATCCGTGATATATCCCTGCACGGCGGTATTAAGCCGCACGCGCAGGTCGTCGAGGTTGAATAACCAGAGCCTTTTCGCAAGGCCTCCGGGTTTGCGGAGGTCGGAGCAATCCACCCCAAGCCCCGCTGTGATTCCGCAGTTCAGACTCATGTTAGAACGCTATGGATGTGAGGTCACAGTGCAGGAAGTTGTAACCCATGCGCATCTCGCCCTCGGCCTTGGTTACTCGGTCCTGACGATCATACCACATCTCCACGTTGTTCAGATCGGAAGTATTCTCTACCCCGATGATGTGATTCTGGGGGATCGTGTAGATGATGAAGTGACGCAGGAGATTGTAATACGGGTTATCTGTATCATTCTCCAACGTGTAGTCAGCGATCCACAGCGGGCGCACTGGCGTACCGCGGTAGCTGAGCTGTGCCACGCCGTCTACCAGGTATTTGAACTGGAGTTCGGTGCCGTACTGCTTCGACTCATACGAGGCATACAGGTTGTCCCAGATCGAACCGGTAACCCAGAATACCTTTTGGCTTGCGGGGATTTGCTTGAGCAGGATCGGAGATCTCTCATATACCTGGCGCAGCGTGTTAAGCGCGTCATCAGCGTTCAGGACACTTGTTGCGGTGTTCGGAAGCGAGTTGAGGATTGGCTTGATACAATACGAACCGAAACCGTCAAAGAACTTCGTCCACACGCCGTCAATGGTAGAGAACAAGTTTGTAGAACCGGTGCCCAACGAATCATTTCCGAACAGCAATACTTTCCAAAGGTCCTGACGGGCTTGCTCCAGAATCTCATCCATCCACACGGAGCGGAGTTTGCCTCCCAGCTCGTATCCGGACAGGCCGTCGCCAACCAGGTCAGAGTCGCCAAGGATGTTGGCGGTAGCCTGGAATTCCTTCTTACACCACTGCTGCGCGATCTCGAAGAGACCGGTTACAATGCGGCGATCTGTGATTGACCCCGATCCAGAGAAAGTCGGTGTACATACGCCGGTGCCCTTTTGCAGGACGCGTGTGAGCGGGGTTACAAGGTTTAGATATTCTCCGGAGCGAATGCCGGGGTAAATCTGCGCGAACTCGGACAGCGCAGGAGTCTCGATTTTCGGCTTTTGGAACAGCTCCGTCTTGAGGATACCAGGATAGGTATAGGAGTAGCTCGGGGTGTAGCTCGATACGTTTTTATACTGTTTTCCCATTTTTATACGCGTCCGCGTGATTTAAGTTCTTTGAGTACGTCTTCGCCCATCGGGTCGAAATTATCCGCCATGTCCTTAGGCTTGAAGCCTGACGGGGGCGGTCCGTCTGCGCCGACAGTGAGTTTCTTCATCTCCGCCAGCTGGGTAGAAAGGTTAGAGAATTGACTTTGCATTGTTGCGACTGCCTGCTGGGTGGCCGTAGCCTCGGCATTCTTCGCGGCAAGCTGGCCTTCCAGTTCCGCGATTTTGTTCTTGAGTTCGTCTACGTTGTCCATAGGTTTTGTGTCTTTTGTATCCTCGGCCGCCGGGTCAGCCATTACAGCCCCAGATATCAGGCCTCCGTCGTCCACGTTGAATGTGGTTCCTGAAGCAGTAGTGTACGGACCGGGGGGCAGCGGCACGCCGTCGGCGGTAGTGATCTGGGCGCCGTCCCAGGACTGTCCGGGGTCTACCATCACGACGATGGCCGTGCCGTCGGCAAGCGTATCCTCTACCATATTCTTGAACCGGCGAAGTCCTGCGAACATGGTTTTCATGCCGGCCTGGATCTTCTCCAGCATAGTCTTAGTTTCTTTGTGGTCCATATCGTCGTTTTTGAATTTTGAAATGTCCATTAAGGCAACAGCCCGCATTTTCTCCTGCACCGCGTCCACGAATCCCAGGGCCTCGGCCTCGGTAGGGCTCATGCTTGTCTCCGCATCAATCATTTCTACAAGCTTCTGGCGGGTCACTCCTTTCCGTGCGACCTTAGGCATATAGCGGTCAATCAGCTCGGCTTTGATCCTGTCGAGTTGCTCGGCTCCTCGGCGTAGGTCGTCGGCTGTTCCGTTTACTTGCCCGGTGGGAAGGTGGATCATGAAATCACCGTGGGTGTTCATAATCACGTGATCGCAGCATAGTGCGTCATAGGTGGCGATGGAAGCGCACATAGATCCTATCTGCGCGGTCGTCTTTTTGCCTAAATTCTTGATGATAGAGCCGATCTGATAGCCCTCATACACGTCGCCCCCTGGGGAGTTGATGTGCACGGTGAATTCGTCGGCAGTGGGGTAATTGGCAATATCGGCACGGACCGTTTTGCTGGTCACGTCCTTTCCTATTTCCCCTTCGATGAAAATGTGTCCCGTCATCAGTGCCAAAATTGGACACTGAGTCGCGGAAATCATTCCACGAAAGTTCGTAATTACTCGAAACGGTGTATGATATCATAGATGGAGCTGATCGCTTTTTGGTAATGGCCGGCAGTCTTAGCGGCTGCGGACCGGGGATCAGAAGACTTGTAGTTCAGGTATGTTAGGTACACAGAGCGATATTCCACCCACGAACAACTCAGCTGCCCATTGTTCACCAGGTTCATGAAGGATTTAAACCCAACCTCCTTCACCGGGTCTCGATCTGATAAAGGCTGCTCTATGCTCATGATGCAAGTTTAGATGTGCGCTCGCGTACTTTTATACGATCAGCGGCCCGCGTAATCTCTTTCACGCTGACCTCTGGGACGGGCATGTTCTTGATCGCGTTCATGATCATCATCTGCTGATCGGCCTGCCTGGTAATAGAGGAAGTAGGCGCAGAGGTCACCACGCCTCCGACGGCATATGTTCCACGTGAAACATTTCCTGTGTGCGTGGGCCGCATCCGGTCTGCTGCTGAAGGACCTCCCACCGCAGCTACGTCTTTCTGATTCCATACGACTTCTCCGGCATGGACAATGCCCGCTGGCTGATATTTATGCCCGTTGCCTGTGTACCCACCTTCCGCGAAACCGCCTAAATATTGCTTTGCCGCGGTTATGTTGGCAAGGATTGTCGCGATGGTCGATGCCATGGCGATCAAGTTTCCCGGATACGGAAGATCCTGTGATGCCGCGATGCCTCCGGACAGGGCCTTAGCCGTGTCTACGCCGATGCCGATCAAAGCAAGCGCTTTCTGTTCGTCTGATCCCTGCTTAGCGAGCCCTATCAGGGCGCTATAAAGGCTGCTCGCTGATGCGTAGATAGCTGCGTCTTGCGCCTGCTTGATGGTGTAGGACTGCCGGTAGTATTCCTGTTTCTGCTTTTCGGTAAAATTTACAGCATCAAGCTCCTTTGTAAATTGCTCGATCCTGGCATTGCTTGCCTGGATTACCGGGTCTTTAGACCCAAAAGCACCTTGTGCTCCGGTTACAAGCTGGCCGCCGCCTGGAGGCTTAGCTGATAAATCAACTTTAGGCTTATTAGCTTCCTTGATCTCCTGCTCTAAAAGGAATAGCCTCTCCTGTTGAAGCTTTAAGAGAGCCCGCCGGGCTGTTACGTTCTCGGTAAGTTTACCTGTTATCTCCTCCTCTTTGTCAGCGATTTCGGCGGTGATCTGGGCAACCTGAAGCTGCGCTTCACGGTTTTTATCATAGCCTACGGTAGATTTTCGAATAGCATCGGCTTCAGCCTGTAAGATGATTACAGTACGTTGTTTAGACGTTTCCAGTATCTCATCGATCTTTTGCGAGGCCGCTACTCTATCGTCAATGGCCTGGCTTTCATCATCGCGAATGCGTCGCAAGATCTCGGCGCGGCGTTCGTCATTCTTAGCGTCGCCGGCTGCGAAAGCCCTTGATATCTCCAGGTCTTTAAGCTTCTTTGCTGCGTCCGCATAAGCGGCTGACACTGCGTATAGTGCTGGTACATAACGAGTTAATATCGCTATTGTAAGACCTTCTACAATCCCTATGTCTTGCTCCTCATCGTTTACTAGCTGCGCAAATCCTTCACTGGCTACTGCATAAGCTTTGCTGAGCCTGATGTGAGCGGCCTCCAGATCCCGGGCGCCGGTTGCACTGGATGCATAAGCGGCACCCAACGCTGTCAATACTCCTGTAGCTGCTCCAACTGCGGCGGTGGCCGGAGTAAGCTTGGTAGCAAAATCTCCGACAGATACCCCCGCGATATTAATCTGAGATGCCGCATCCTTAATAGACTCGGTATAGTTACCAACATTACGCCCGAAATTTCCACCACCCTGCTCTGCCTTTTTAAGAGAGTCAGTCAGATCTTTAATCTGCTTATTAAGGGCATTGAACTTCTTCAGTCCTTCGTCGGTAGTTCTGTTTAGGCTATTCCGCTGCTGAACCAGTGAAGCCAGAGCAGCTTTTTCCGCGTTGAGCGATCCAGTCTCAGCCTCGATAACCTTCTTGAGCGTATTGCGCTGCGCCGTCTCTTTGCTGAGGTTCTGTGACAGCCTGGCCTGATCGGCAATGTATTCTTCCTGAGTTATATTCTGAGCCTTATATGCCTGCGCAAGTTCTTGCTGAGCCTTTTTATTGTCCATGATAGCTTTCTCAAGCTTTTCGTAATCACGGATGGCTTTACTCTGATCGATCTCGAAGTTTAAAAGGACAGTCTGTTCCATCAGCTGAGTTTTATGAGTTCAAGTGTGCATGGCGTATAGCTGTTCTTGTATCCGCTTACACGGTTCAGATAGTATAAGTTATCGGTCTCCAGTGTTCTCACGCGGATAGGACGAAGAGGTGTAAGACCGAGAAACGTATGCTTTGGTATTTCAATCTTAAGAAATAGCTTCTCTGGATCGTTGGCAATAAGTGAAAATTGATTCCAATATGTTTGGATGATATTTCTTTGGAATGACGAAGGATTTGTCACCTGGCCAAATGAGAGCCCCTGTTTTTGCGTATCCTCTATTGGCGCACCTGTTTTTAGCAGATTAAAATAATCGCAATAAAGATCAGTTAATGAAGAATCGTCGAGCATGAATGTGGAGAACCCACTTATATCCGTCAGAGGTAACCCGGGCGTGTGCGCAAATATATATACGCTATCATCTGACGTAAGCTCATGTCTAAGTTTAGTCGCCTGCCCGGTAGTTGTTGACGCAAACGGAAGGCCAAATAGTGTTATATACGTGCTGGTTACATCATCAACCACGTATTCACCATCTGCATATACTCCATCAAAATCAATTCGTACAAGATCATTTAATTGAAATGTCCTATTTGCATTAGCTATGTTTAATCTGGCTTCTCCAGATCCTCCTATAGTTACCGATGTAATATCGCTAGTGATCTGCATAGCGTTCGTGCTTTTTTTTGCATTAGCAATCTGCACAAAATTAATCTTTTCAAGGCTGCATGCGAACGCAAGATTAATGTAACTTATCGGGCTGGATATGTCGCTTGTAAAAAGCGTTTTACTCTTTGGTATGAAGTCATTTGCTATTGAAATTACCCCGGCTCCGTATTTAACGTATGTTGATATGTTGTACTCACTAAGGTCTTCATCGTTTGAAGATGAGTATTCAATATTTGTCTTTTGACCATAGTTGTCTACAAGCTCAGAAAAATTCGTGTCCGTAATCTCAACCGATTCCGTTATCTCTATTGGATCTTTACTCTTTAACTTGTCAAGTAAATCGATGGTTACCGTTTTAGACACGGCGTCATAATCAGATATGCAGCAAAAAAGCTGCATGAAATTATTAACAAACTGAGCCATCGTCCAAAGAGGAACTGCGCCACGGCCTGTTGATTGATATATGAACACGGGCTTTACCTTCACCTTCATGCGAAGCAGATTTGCGCCCGGCGCCGCCGTAGATGAAAAGCTTAGTCTATCACCTGCGTCTAGCCTTGCTGATGTTGTGCCCTTGAAGTTGCCATTGCCACCAACGCCAACAGCCACCCCGCCTATAAGAAGTGTTGATCCATTTTTTTCGACGTTAACGAATAGCACATCATCGCTTTCTGCCTCAATTTCAATATCTAATATGGCACCGTTAGGAAACAGGAATCTGTTCCCGGAGAGTACGTTGCCAGCTACCGTTACTGTTATGTCAGAGCCAACGTAATATGGATCTGTTTGAAGCTCGAACGCAAAAGGCCCAGCGTTACCGCTTTGGCTTATCTCGGTAGCTACAAAAATAGAATTATTGTCTTGTGCTACCTTGCTTCTGGTATTTGTTACAATGACAAGCTTATTGAACATTGGATCGCTCAATAAGTCGCCCTGTAGCTTGAGACCAGATTGAGCAAACACCTCATGCATAAGAGTCTTCACATAGAAAGAACCTACAAAATCTTCTGTCTTCAAACTTCTATATGACCTGGTTACCAGTCCACCAAGATCAATAAAAGGGAAAACTATACCTGAATCGTTTGCAAACGAGGCAATAATATTAAGCTTGGTAAGGTCTGTAGTATATGCCGACAAATCAAGGTCGGTCATATCTCCAGATAATTGGTTTATCCAGTTATAATTCCCTGAGAAAAAACTGCACGATATTTCAGTCTTTGTAAGATTCTCGACTCTGATCTGACCGCTATACATTGGTATGTTATCGTCCCCAAGAATATCGCAAGGAACTGACCTATATATAGACTTTACAACGTCGGCCGTTGGGAACCCGAAAATGGACATGTTATTGTCTGTCCTTTTCAAATCAAACTGATAGGAGAAATCACCTGCTGTATCAGCAATAGCCTCTAACAGCTTTGATTGCTTTTCTACATCAATGTCTTCTTTGAAATCAAAATACCTATCGTTCGACCTAAGCATCATACTGTTTGCGCCGGGATATCGTCTGTGTATGTGATCGTAAAAGAAACTTTGAACGACTTATCGTTGTCGTTGTACAGTGTGAAAGAATCTTTATCTACAATCACCGTGCGCTTGTCGTATACGCTATTGATGATCTGCACGAGCGTAGAAGATTTGATGGTAGCAATACCGTCCACTTGTTCCTTGGTAATGTTCTGGCTATTCACTCGAATCTGCCGCGTAGATTCTCTGAAGGTCTGCCGGCGCTTATCGGTGTCGGCGAACTCTCCGTAAGAGTTTGGCCAGTCCGGAAGTATATTAACAGATGTTTCTCCGGTCTCACCAATCGAAAGCATGTTGTCTTTGAATGCATTGAACGACCAATATTCAAATCCGCCCAGGTTATTAAGCCAGGTGAGCCGTACTCCGTCGAAGCAATCGCAAGTAATGTCTACCTGCTTTGGCTGGATGATAGTTTCCCCCGTCCCCTCAATGGAGAACGTTGAAGAAGAAATGAAAAAGGTCCTAGACGATCCGGATGGATTCAGCTCTTTAATCTTGATCTGATCTACGTCGCTTGGCAGACTGATGCTAAATGATGTAGATCCGGATGTAGGAGTTGAGAATGAGTGGTTTGTGATTAAAACGCCGGCCTTGAAGAATTGAATATTCGTCGAAGTTCCTGTTCCCGATGCCGTAGCCGTTATCGTTACGTTATAGTTGCCCGCTGCGACCCCTATAAGTATAGGAGAGGATAAATTATCTGTAGTCTCTCCGGCCGGAACGGATAGAGCCGTAAACAATCCACCTGCAAAGCTCCAGTTAGTGTTTGGCCCGGCCTCATTGCTAAAGGTGTCAAGCGTGGTCATGGCGAATAGAGGGCCGTCTGTGATAGATAAGTCTACTCTATCGTACTGGCATCGCTGATCGGGCTGCACGCGATAAACACCAACCCCCGACGCGGGCACGGTCTTATAGGTAATGTCCTGGAGCACGCCGCCCAAGTACCAATCTTGTTTAAGGTAAGATATTGCGCCTGTTTTCTTGATGAAAGATACATCGTAGTAGCAATCGTCAATGTCTGAGCAACCCGCGAACATCACCGGGATGGCGAACACGGTAAGGAATTTGTTTAAGTATTCTGACATATCTCCACTGTATTTGTTTTTAAAAGCAAGCTTTGCGTTTACAGCGGTACGCCTATTAGCAGAATCATCTACTAATCCTTGTTGTTGCGCTGCAATATTAGTTCCGTCCGACACGTCGTATTGCTCTGCAAATACGATATAGAAGAAGGTCCAAAAATCTGTGTTATTTGGAAGCCCGGCGAGCAGGAGATTATTGCGTTGTTTGATAAATGCCTTCACAACCTCATGAACCGAGAACTTCACAATGTTGTTTGAATCTGGAATTAGCCTCAGTGTCGCAACAGTGTCAAGTGGTAACGCCTGCCCTGTCGATACATAGACATTAACGCAGTAATTATTTTTGTAAAGCTGTATGTTGAGTCCATTTAGCGATACATCGTATGCACGGTCAATAGTAATGTTCGTTGTGGATGCCTTATCAACGATCTGAAACACTCCAAGTCCTTCTATCTTCACGTAGTCCAAGGTCTCGAACGTGCCAAGGCTGGCGCTTATAGATATGTTCGTGTATCCATTGACAGGAGAGCCGGAGCCGGAAATCTGGCGTATTGAATCTACGCTGTTGGTAGGCCATAGTGTGGACTTTATGGAGTATACTATCGGGTTGTGAGCTGCAAGAAAGTCGTGCTCTTCAGTCTCTTTATAATATGTAATATTGGCATCCTTTACCCACTGAATATAGCTGAAACCATCAGCCGGATCGATTAGGTAGAAGTAGTTAGCGTCGGGAACGAATATTGTGAAAAATCCATTATAGTTTTCAACGCGTGATTTTATATAAACGCGCTCGTTGACAAGCCCATGCAGCGGAGAGTTTACTTGTGCTATCAACGCCCCGTTGACAATCACGGCAGCAACGCCTGTTTCACTTACGACTATGGGATCTGGGCGGGAAAGTATCGAGACGCTCATGCTGCTTTATGAAGTTTTACCACGTTTGACATGACTGCCTCGGCGAAGTGTGTTAATATCTCATTCATGAGGTCGTCTATAAATTGGTCGTTGATTACGTTTGAAACAATGTCTTTGCGTCCGCCTTTCTTGTGAAGCTCGGTACCCTCCTTATTGATCTTCACGGCGACTGCCCACTTCATGCTCTCCTCTTTGCCGCGTGCGGCGAGCCATTTCCCAATGCCCTCCAGCATATCACGGCCTGGTTTTTTATCCGGTGTTGCCTTCCTACCGGTCTCCACTACCATGAAATAGGGTTTGGCCACGATGGTTAACGTGGACTTATTGCCGTGCGTTTCCACGGAATACTTTACAGACTGGGAGGTTTCGGAGGTGGCGTTTGTGCCTGTTGCGGATAGGTTGCCCTGGATCTTGTCTACGGCTGACTTGCCGGCGGCGTTCAGGATATCGTCAATCGCAATCGCCATAGATGGAACAGTAGTCGAAAGTGTCCGGGGTGTTGAGGGTGAACGTGAGCGTGTAGCCGGTTACCACATCGGAGAACCGTTTGATGTACGGAAGAAGCCGCATGCCCGAGATTGTAAGTTTCTGGGTAGCCAGCGCGATCGTGTTATCCTCGGCGTGGGTGTCGGAGGCATTCAGCTTGTTGATGAACTGATCCGCCAGGTCTGACATGTCGTCCATATTCAGCGAATAATCCTTCTCGATAGATGCCTCTCCGTCCTTCTCCAGGGTCATAAATGAGATCGAGATGCTGAAATCCTTGGTGTAGTTGTACCGGTCTTCGGTGAAAGCCGGCTGAATCTCAAGCGGATCAAGCCAGGCATATGGGTATTTCTTATCCTTGATGGCGTTGAAGTCCGAGAGCCGGCCGTAGCCGAATTGGACCTTATCGCCCAGTGACCGGGCCACGTCTTCGATTAGTGTACGGACTGCTTTGTGGCTCATACCCAAATCTACGTAAAACTTTTTAAATGTTGCGGGTGTGTATCGGTCCGATTCAATTCATTAGATTCGCGACACGGTTTTGCAAGACTTGTTGAATCCGGTTGATAACAGAGATCAGCGAAAAACAAGTGGGTATAGGTAAAAATGGGTGAAATCCGGGTAGTTCCAGTGGGTAACAAACCCGGTCAATGGAGGTCGAAAGACTACAATAAGCCCGCCTTCGTAAACCAGGGGAAGGATTATATAATACCTGTAAACGAGAAGAGGAGCCATCTGCTAGAAAGCCCCTCTTGTTCAATGGATACTACCAGAATCATGTAACGGATTCAAAGGTAATACAATCCAGGGAGAAGGCCCACTATGTCCTAGTAATAACTAAGAAATTAGTTTTAACCACCTACGTAGTTTTCTTTAAAGATTCCATGTAATCGTCCTGGGCCTTATCCTTCCAGCTCCGGTAGATATATTCCCCGTAGAAATCCCTGGCGCTCCACAGGGCTACGTCTGTTTCTTTTTCCCGGCAAGCTTCCGCCACATAGTCGAGAACCGATTTAAAGCCGAATTTGCCCATGATTCTTCGGATTTCGGACTTACTGGGGTCGACTTTGGACTCGGGGAGCTGGGTGCTAAGCCAGCGCTCAAACTCATTAGTTTGACCAAAAAAAAATTCCCCGCCTCGATGATCTCCCGGGCATTTGCGTGCTGAAAATCATCAGATAGGGCCTTGGCCTTGTCGTAGTTGTAGGCCCCGTCCCGGGCCTTCTGGCAGTAGATCGCCACAATCATGGGGTAATCTGCGATCTTATCCTTGAACTCCTTATCGACCAGCGCGAGCTTCTTCATGTGCTCGTACTGTATGACGGTCTCCAGGGTGATATTCTCTGGCAGGATGAACTCGCGCACGCGCCGCGGCTGCTCCGTGCCCCAGATCGGTGGCTCTTTCACGAACGACATAGCGGCCATAACCGGCTCAAACCCGATCAGCGTGGCATTTTGGAATGTGGCATAGTCAATTCCTAGCCAGCTGGCGATCAGCTCTGTCCATTCCGTTTCAGGTTTCGCGTTAAGCAAAAGAAAGTATTGCTGGAATGTCATATCGTCCCAGGATGTGGGCATTTGGCGAGGCTCTCCGTTGATTTTCAGGGTTATCATGCTGCTTTTTTACGTTGGAATCTCATGACTGTGGTTACAGGCTTCTTCAAGGCAAAGTAGGCCCTCATTATATATGTGTCCAGGTCGTCAGGGCTGCGGCCGATCATGTCCACGATCTTTTCTTTAGGCATCAGGCCCTTTTTCTTGTCGGAATCGAGCACCTTTTGCTTGAGTTGCTGCAGTTCCTCGGTGATCTGCTCGCGGATCTTGGTGTCCGGGCAGCTCTCGTATATCTCCCCGGCGTTGATCAGCTCGGCCAGCTTGTAGCCGCACTGGCTTTTGAGCATATCGTAGTTCTCGTTAAACAATGGGCTTGAATTGGCGTGGAACCCCTTGCAGTTCAGGATATCGACTACCCCGCCGCCGACGCCATCCTCATCAACAAGGGTGTTCATCATCGAAATCCGGTGCCGAGTGGCAGTTTCGCGTATAAGAGTGGCTGATTCCGTGATTTTAAGCCCCTGGCGCTCGATTCTTTCCATCACCCGCAGGCCGTACCACACCCGGATCTTGGTTTTGTCCTTCCCGAACCGGGCAATGTCCGCGGTGATGTACCGGTCTGGGCCGGCTGGAACGTACTCGTTGCTGAAGATTGAAATGATCTTTTCGAAGTCGGTAAGCGAGGCCGGGTCCTCATCGTAATCCCATTCCCCGTACTTCAGACGGGCCTTTAAAACCGGGTCCTTGATCTCGTCAAGACCTTGCTCATAACCGGCGTCGATCTTATTGTTCTCGCTGACCAGGGCCTGAATGAAGGCGTAGCCGTTTTCAAGCATCTTCTCAACCCATGGCTTATAGAAGGTATGATACAGCCAATTCTTCTTTGGATTGCAGGTGAGAAGGATCTTCCGGGGGATGTTTAGCTCCTGGTTTAGATGCCGGCCGACGCGGGCCTTGAGGGTATCGAAGGCACCAAATGCCACCTCGCCGGCTTCGTCGATCATGCCGCCGGTGAACTCCAATGAACCGAACCTTTCGAACATCGGATCGGAAGGAATGTCCTTCAGCTCTAAAAGAGAAATCTCCGACCCGTTCGAGAACCGGATCGAAGAATAGTGGTCGTAAAATCGGAATGTGTTGGAGACGCCATGGACCTTAGCGACCTTAAAAAACGTCTTCAGGGTTGTTTCCTTAAGCTTTTTAAGCTCCTCCCGGCCCATGAAGTACCGGACGCCAGGGTAATTGAGGCACATGGCCAGCATCCACTCGCACCCGAGCCAGCTTTTACCGCCGCCGGCCCCTCCACCGAACAAAATATAAGTCGTTACGAAGTCGTAAAGAAGTTGAAGCGCGATAAACTGCTTCTTATTCGGTCGATGAAGGAATTTCCGAATCTGCATTTAGGATTTGGATACCACCGAATGTCATTTTCTCGCCTAAAGAGGTATGATCGATCTCCTGTTTATCGGTCCATCCCATATTTTTGAGGGCGAAAATAGAGCCAGTAGGATTTTTGCCGGAAAGCTGTTCCTCATATCCAATTTCGATCCTGAGTCTCGCTCTTTTTATTATGTAAGAGAATGCTTCTCTTTTTTCATAATCGTAAAAACTCTGACGTGACTCAAAACCAAGGTGATAGGCCAGCCCAGCTATAGTTTTAGGCGAAACGAATATATCGATATGTTTCGGTTCAAAATACTCCTCAATCTTCTGCTGCATTTCTTCAGGGCTATTGAAGAATGCAGGCGCTCCCGCTAAAGCCATATTTAAAAATATTTAAAGCAATATACGAAGACTTTCGTTATTAGTTTTTAGTCCCTTCTCCCAAGGATCTTAATTTTGAGACGGGCACGGCCGGTATAATGTCTCTCGGCTCCTCTCTCACGATTCGGCGCTCGTCGATTTCGGTGAAGTCATGATCTACGTTCGCATTTCTGCATCCAGTCCTTTGCCAACCAAATCGTTGCAAGAAAAATGCAATCTCCCAATCGAAATCTTCGCCTATTCTGATCCAGTAAAATCCGTCCTGTCGAGTTGTGTTCGTGTCGCTCATTTCACCGTGTCGATTATTATCCTAAGATCGAAGCCATGCATTGCAGAGTTTTTTTTAAAGTGCTCCAATAGCCTGGCTTCAAGCCTACTCTTATACGCCTCTACCTCCTGGGCGGCGAAGGTTTGCATAGTCGAGATTATAAACTCAGGAGGCGTATGAACCAGCCCGTTTGCAGGCGATACATTGAACACCTCATGAAACATCTCCTCCGCTGTTTTCATGCTATTAGTGTTAATGATTCGATTGTTTCTACGCTCTCTGATCCGTCATAATCATCAACATGAAACGCTGTTCCTTCCGGCATCCAAACGATTTTAAGTTCCATAGCCCCGCCGGCATAGAAACCATCCCCAAACAGTTCATTGCAGAATTCGTCTGTGATTAGATCGTGGCGGCCTGCCTCTACCATCTCCACGATTTTAGGGTGGAATAGGCATTGTTTGTAGCTTGTGTTCCATGAGTACCACCAAGATCCAAAGACAGG